ACGGAAATGGAAGGCCTTATAGAAGTTTCCTACTATTCCAACAAAATCTATCGCCGCATAATCATTGATTCGGATTCGTGGCATGAAGCCGAAAACTATAGGGATTTTGCATCCGAACTTGTCGCGTACCATGACGAAGCGCGAAAACTTGAACGCAAATTGCCTAAAATACGAACATGGTAAAACTCACACTCAAAAACAACTGGCTTTCATTGGTCGTTGAAAACCTTGAACTTCTCAAAGACGCTTTCGCGGACGGAGCGATACCAACCATGCTTTATGACGGGGATGAAGAAGAAAAAATCGTGGAACTCCAAAATCTTATTGACTACCTAAATAAAACCAACTGACATGAAACTCTACGCTACAATTCAATCCGAGCGTGCTATGAAAGGACAGGGGGGAAACGAATACCTCAATATCGTTGTAAAAAACGAATTTCAAGAGGACATTCTAATTCTCACCATTCATCCCGCCCGTAAAGACGGTAGGATACATGGCTACCTCGCCGTGTTAGGAGTAGAAATTCACTCCGATACCACTCAAGGACTGACAACGATACTCCCCACAACTCAACTTGACGCGCCAAAACTACGCAAACGCCTCATCCACGATCCCCGAACTTGCGAGAACTCCATTCCTTGCTACGACTGCGAAATCACAGAGAAAAGCGCGCCGCCAAAACGCGCCTGCTCAATATGCGGTGATCCCCTATACGGAGAAGTCCAAGTCCACCACCACAACGAGGATTGCAAAAAATGCGGTTATACCATAATTGCTTCACAACAACATAACTGCAAATCAATAAAAGGCAAAAAGGAAAAAAGCAAAGAGTGCGGAAATTGCGGACGCCCCGCAACCCAATCTATCGCCAACATAAACAGGTGCGATAGATGTGCCACACTCTAAACGCTAAAAACCAAAAAGCCGCGCATTTAACAGCTTGCTATGCGCGGATTTTTGTTACTTAAAACCTGCATAGTTTCATAACACACCCGTATAGATATTGTCAATCCCTCGCGCTTTCGCCAGCGCGCCGGACATGCAAGCGCATCCATCTCTAAATTTCCTAAAATCCCAAAAAAGGCTTCCGACAAAACAGAACACCAAGCCACATTTTTTTAACCCAAAATTCCCAAAAGTCAATAACCCCCCCCTTACCCCCCTACCTGTATATATGTATATATATATACTTATATTAAAAAAAAAATATTATTAACAATAAAGACACATAGGGGGGTAAAGCCAAGGTGGGGGGGGATAAACAAAAAAATGGCTTATATATGCGAGGGGAGATTGACAAATAAAATAAAATGGGGTGAAAAAAACAAAAAAATACTATCAGTCAAATGTGGATAACTGTGCTTGACAAACAATTCCTAACAGAATATGTTTGTTACATACACTCTACTGACATGATAAAACCATTTAAATTCTTCCCTTCGAAGGGGGACGAAAATCAAATAGAATATCTTTACTTAAAAACCGGATGCTCGGATCCGCATAATTTGGTTAGGCTTCTTTTGGGTCAGGCGTTCACAAACTGGAAAGAACTTGACTTAAAACACCGCGTGAAAAGTTCGGACCGGCTTCAAGCGCGCGAAGAAAGAATCCAATGGATCCGTAACAGTTCCAATAAAGAATTCACCGCTTGGCTCAAAGAAATCGAATATCTGCCTCCGGACGAACTACAATTCAACACTTCCGCCCAACATGGTAAATACTACTTTTACGACACCGACGCTCAAGGCAAAAGACACTATGTCTGCGAAATCCGGCATGTCGAAACCGGAAAAACCTCAATGTTCGATAAAATCGAAGACATTGACGCCACCATACGCAAACTTATCAAGAAAAAACTCATATGAATAAAAAACTATCCAAAAATCCCATTCCGGCCATAAGTGAAATAACACGCTCTGCCGGCGTTCAGGGATTTGTATTCGGCTTCCGGCCGGATGAGCAATCCGTAACCATCCACTTTGAGAATATCTCCATGAAAGCCGCGTTCTCAATAGTCATAGCCGCGTTCCAGCAATGTATTGCGCTGGAGCTTAAAAACAATCCTCAATATGATTCCCGACAACGCGGAGTTTTTGAAGATTTATTGCGGGATTTTCGGAATATCGTGGCCACGGCGAACGCCAAGACCGAAACTGTAAATAAAAAGGTCACATAGATTCTTTAGAATGGAATTAAATAAAAGATTTTAACCCCTCAATAAAACTATGAAAAAAGAAAAGATAACTGAAAAAGAAAATATCATCGTCCCCGTAGAATGGCTAAGTGAATTAGTTAGACACTCCGAAATTGCCGAAAAAGATAAAAATCACATAATACACTTGATTGGTTTTATTTCATCTGTGAAAACAATTTTGAAATACGGGATTAAAAGATAACTAACCCCTCAATAAAAATATGGATATGGATAAAGACGGAAAATTAAGCATACAGAATCGTTGGACATTCAGAATTATGAATGAATTTGATTTTAACTTGGAATCATTGGCAGATGAGATTATTGATTTACGGCAACAGTTAGAAGTCAAAGATAAAGAGATTACAGAAAGAGATAAGGAAGTTGATAGATTAAATGAATTACTTTAACCCCTCAATAAAAATATGAAAAAAGAAACACTTAAAAAAATAGGAACTTGGCTTGTTAGAGGCGACACAGGACAATCTTCTTTGTCTTTGTGCGCTGTATATCTTGGGACGGACGAAAAATCACTGAATTATCCTTACGATTGGGGTGATTTTAATAGATGCGTGGGTTTTCTTAATCTTTTGACAAGGGAGGAAGAAAAGTTTGTTTTAAGAAAAGCGGCACTACAAAATGAAAACTGGAAGAAGATATATTCTGAATGGGCTGACTTAATGATTCTATATCAAGAAAAAAACGGCTTAGGTCTTGGAGAAAAATTAAATGTAATCAATTTTAACCCCTCAATAAAAATATGAAGAAAATAAAATTATTGGTTGATCATGGTGAAGCTAAAATCGGAGATGTTTTTATTCAAGGCCTATTTGAATCTCCTCGTTATTATAAATTTACCTCCAGAGAAAACTGGTATTGGAAAGAAGGTTCAAAAATAGAAGATAATAGTTTTTTGCCGGCAAGTTGTTTTACCGAAGAATTACAAGATAATTTTGAGATTTTAACCCTTTACCCCCCTCAATAAAAACATGAAAAAAGAAAACTACAATTCTATTAAAGGTGTGGTTTCTCTGCTTTGGGTATTGGGTTGGCTACTTGCTATCTTCTTTTTTACAAATCAGCAATTCGTTGTATTTGAAATCAATAAAAAGTACGAAAAACAATATCCCTGTTTTACATCAGTTGATAAAACAAAATGGTGCGGTGGTGGTTCAAAGGCGATAGAGAATCTACTTGATAAACTTAATAGGGGTGAGTGGGCTGTAGATTTTATTCCTATCCTAACTCCCCAATAAAAACATGAAACATGAACCCGAAAAATGGGATTTTAACTGGAGATATAAGCCACAATGTTGGAAATGCGGCAAAAAAAACAGTTTGAAAGAGTCCGTTTGCGGCCAATGTGGGGAGAAGATCGACGAGAAAGAAGAAGCCAAAGAACGATTTAAAAATCCGCGTAAACATTTTTTATGAAAACATTTTTGGTTTGGCTTTGGGAAAAAATTCTTCTCCTTATCGTCGTCGCCGCTGGCGTCTATTATTGGTGGTGGATATTCTCAGACGCATTGTTTTGTTCCGGATGGCTGTGCGATACCGGATTCTAAATTTTATGAAAATCGAATCTTACTTTCCAGAATATGTTTTGGCCGCGTTCTCGGAACGATCCGACGGTTCTTGCGCTTCCACCGATCCCGGGGCAGCGGATAACCGCAGGATTTTTCTTTCGGGTCACGGGGTTTCGGAACGGCAAGTCGCGGTCTCGACGCTTGTCCACTCGGCAATTGTGGAGCCGGTTGGAATTGAGGATATTGGCAATACGCGCGTATGCGACGCGCTGATAACCGCCGATTCCGAAGTTTTCCTTTCCGTTACCGCCGCCGACTGCCCTTCCCTCTACTTATTTGACCCCGTGGCGCGCGTTTTGGCGCTTGCGCACTGCGGATGGCGTGGAATAGTATCAAACATCGTCCATAACGTAATAAAAGCCATGGTGCAAGGATTTGGCGTAAAATCAGCCAATATACAAGCGTTCATCTCGCCATCTATACGTAGTTGTCATTTTGAAATCAAAAAAGACGTGTATGAAAAACTCGCCCCATTCCTTTTTCCATTTGACAATAACGCGACACGCGACTTTATTCCGGGTCATCGCAATACGCTTGATCTGACGCACGCTATTGTTATGCAATTAATTTCTAACGGTCTTCCTCCGTCCGCTCGTAACATCCGTTTAAATTACGAATGTACATTCTGCCAATCCGACCGTTTCTTTTCATGGCGCCGGGACAAAACTCCGGAACGCATGCTGGCTGTTTTTGGCATGCGGAAAACTTATTAAAATAATAAACAAAAAGATGAGAAATAACCATGCCAGCCCGCGCATATAAAATGCTTTTACGCAGTCCCGGCGCGCGCAAACACCGCGAGCATCGTTCGCGCCGGGGGCGGCGTTATCGGCACGATCATCCTTTGATACTTAATTGGAAAGTGCAACAAGCCGAAGAAGAGGAAAAGAAGTTTCGCGGAAAATTGGACGAAATGGTACAATAAAAGAAAGGTCAAGTCAACTGATAAAAAGATGAGGAGGCAGTATGACTATGACGGTCGCAATCGAAGCAATTACGCGCTACATATTCATCTGTGATGAGTGTGGAGAGCAAAATGAGCTCGGGGAAGACGAGCGTACGGCTGGTTTTGCCCGATGTACCTTCTGCGACAGCGGATTCAATCTTGAAGGATCCGCCGATAACAGCGATTCTATGCTATAATATCCTCATAGCGCTTTTTGGTTTTTCCGGTGGGGACAATATGCTTGTGGTTTAAAATGGGATTTCTACCATTCCACGCTACGTCCCCGCCGGAGAAAATCGTAATAAATTTTCTCCAAAAAGCCCTATGACATTAAAACATTTCGTTTGGGCCGCAATTATTGCGCTGGCGATTTTCGGCGCGTATGCGACTCTTCGTTCTTTAGGATATGAACTTGACAAAAAAGAGAAAAATAATCGATATTTTCCCACCAAAGAGGTCCGAAAAGACATGCTCGATCTTTGGTTGGATCGTTTGGCGGATTTTGAGTGCCAAAATTGTCCAGACAATTTCCGGCATTTGGATAAAAATAATCTCTACTCCTACGGCTGCCTCCAGTTTCAAAAAAATACCTTTTACGCGGAAGTCCGCAGATATAAACTTCTACCTTTTACGGAAGACGCGGAATTGATGAACTGGATTTACGACTGCCAATTTCAGAAATCGCTCGCTCGATACATGATTCAGGCTGGTGGTTTCGCGTCTGCGCGCTCCCACTGGTATACTTCGGTTGTGCTGCGTGGACTTGGATATCCACCCGTTCCGGAAAATTGACAATATAGTCAAATAGCTGAAACGCCCTTATGTATATAAACATAAAAGATGAAACTCTTTGCATCACTTTCCCGTATGCAAAGTCGGTAATTGACGCGCTCCGTACTATTCCGGGTCGCGTTTTTAATCCAAAATTAAAACGATGGGAAGTGCCGGTTGAGAACGGCATTGAATGTTTGCGCGTTTTGGAGCCGCTTGGTTTCAATGTGCATTTGGACGTAAAAAGACGGGTGGAAGCGCTAAAAAAAGAAATTGAGGAATCTGAAGAACTTAAAATAAATCCATCTGTTCCATATTCCGGATCTTTGCCGCTTTACGATTTCCAAAAAATCGGAGCGGCTTTTTTGAAAGCGCGTTCAGCCTCTCTTCTTGCCGACGTTCCCGGTCTCGGGAAAACAATTCAAACGATTGCGGCGCTGGAAGAAATCTCGGGAATAAAATTGGTGGTATGTCCGGCTTCTTTAAAATTTAGTTGGCAAAATGAAATAAACAAGTGGAAATCGAACGAAATAATTTTTGTGGTTGATGGTTCAAAAGAAGAACGCATTGAAATTTATAAAAACGCGAAAAGTTGCGGAAATGGATACTTAATAATAAATTATGAGCTTCTTTTGCACGATTTTGACATACTTGTTGACTTTTGATATGCTTGTAGTGTGGCAAAAGCTGGAAGAAAAAAAGGATCAATCCCGTGGAATAAGGGTTTAAAAGGAATATACCATATTTGGCCCAATGGTCGTCCTCCTATTAGCGAAGAAACACGCAAGAAAATTGGACTCTCGGGAATTGGGCGAACTCCATGGAATAAGGGGAAGCCTTATTTTGAGATCCGTGGAGACAGAAATCCTAACTGGAAAGGCGGAATTACTGGAGAGGACCAAACCTTGAGAAGTAGAATTGAATTCAAGAATTGGAGCAAAACAGTATTTAAAATAAACGATAAGAAGTGTGCGAAATGCGGATCTAAAAAGGATTTAGTTGCGCATCATAAAAAAAGTTTCAAGAAATATGTTTCTTTACGCTATGATTCTTCAAATGGAATTATCGTATGTCGTAAATGTCACATAAAAATTCATCATGTTTGCGGCCATAATAAGCGACGAAAGTACAAGGATTTCTAATCCGTCGGCCAAAACCACTAAATTTTTAAAACAACTTCAAACCAAGAAAAAAATTGCCCTTACCGGCACGCCAATTTCCAATTCTCCAAATGATCTCTATTCCATCATCGACTGGCTGTCCCCGCGCTTTTTAGGAACTTACTACCAATTTTTGTCGCGTTATTGTATTACCGACGCGCGCTATCCATCCATGATTCTTGGCTACCAAAATCTTAGTGAACTCAAATGGCGCGTGTCGCGTTTTATTCTCCGACGATCCAAAGAAGAAGTCTTTACCGACTTTCCGTCAAAAACCATCAGTAATATTGTGTTTGATTTGAGCGAAGAGGAACGCGAACTATACGATAACATCCGGAATTTGATTTGGGAGGAACTTGAGGCGCTCACCATAACCAAACAAAGTTTGGCGACTATTCCGGTGAAAATGCTTCGACTTAAACAAGCCACCGATCACCCGGCGCTGATTTCGGACTTGAAAAAATCCTCCAAAATGGAGACGTTGCAGGAACTTTTGAAAGGCATAGTGGAAAGCGGAGAGAAAGTGATTATTTTTTCCCAATTCGCAGAAATGGCCAAAAAGATTTTTGACGAAACTTCGGCCTCGCTCATAATTCATGGCGAAGTTCCATCGGAGAAGCGCCAGCAAATTGTCAACCTTTTTAATACCGAACCATTTTATCGTGTATTGATAATGACCGAAGCTGGCGCGTACGGCTTAAATTTGCAGGCCGCATCTTACGTAATTCATTACGATTCTCCATGGTCCGTTGCTAAACTTATGCAACGTGAGGACCGTGCGCACCGTATAGGCCAAACTAAGTCCGTCACTGTTTATAACTTAATTGCGCGAAAAACCATTGACGAATACGTGCTGAAAAAATTGCACAAAAAACAAAAACTCGCGGTGGAGCTTTTGCAAGATGTCGAGCGCTTGGAAGCGCAGGGAATTGATGAGGAAGATATCAAATCAATCCTCCGGATTTAGGCATTTTCAAAAAGTGTTTTAGCATCGATCTCTTCTTCTTTTTCCGCCATCGCAATCTCCTCGTCACTCCATATCGGAGAGATTTTCTCGTATTTTCGGATGATCTCCACATACTCCGGATACATGGTCCACCGATCCGCGGCGCCCCCCTCTTCCGTATCTTTGCCTTTCATTCGTCTGCATACGCGAAGCATTGAAAGATTTTCAAGATACATACGAATCGGAGTGTTGGGATAACCAAGCGCGTTTGCGATTTCAGTGGTAGATTGCTCGTCTCTTTTTGCCATCTCAAGAATTACCATCTTATTTGTCTGCGGAATGGAATCCAAAGTAGTTTTGTAAATCATATTGATACTGATTTCGTCCAATTTTCCGAATTGTAGGGCCAGCGAAAATGCTATTGATTCCAATGCTTGTGCAAGACCGGTTGGAATTTCTGCAGACGGCACGAACATCACTTCGTTACGGTTGCCGGCGTCCCGGATGACTCCGGAACGGGACTTACAGGCAAAGTCGGAAAGAACAATGAGCTCTTCTGTTTGTGCTTCATTTAGTCCCGGAATTTTTTTCTCCCAATCGATTCCTTGGATGTAAGCATATACCGCGTCTTTTAACTCGCGCTGCATTACATCCTGTATGGCATTATTTTTCAAGCTCCGGCGCGTGACTTCTTTTCGGTCCGGCATAATAATTCGGTAATTCAAAAATCGCTCGCCAAGCGTGGTGTGCATTTGTTGCGCTAAATCCACAACTTGCGTAGATGCGGCTATCAGCCCCACTCTTCCTTCCCAATCCCGAATTTGGCCGTTGCCAAATACTTTTTTGAATGATCCGTCCCAAATTTCCCGAAGTTGTGCCATGATTTCGCGCCGCGCGTCCTGCTGCATGGAAAGAACGCTGGTCCAATCTTTAAAAAGCATAATTTTATTTCCTAAAAGTGGAAGAAGTGAGGCGTCCCGGCCTCCGGGCATGCCAGAAAGAAACGATTGCGGAGTGAGAAGTGACATCGGATAAATGTCTCCGAGATCGTACAGCGAATTCAAAAATTCCGTTTTGCCTCCGCGTGAAGGCCCGATGATTATGCACCACGCCGGTTTCCGGCCTTTTAATCTGATAGTTCCGTATGCGCCCATTAGGAATCGGAGGATGTAGGGATCCACGATAAGAAGCCATTTATTAAAAACAGCCTCGAGTTCTGTAAATGAAATCGGCTTCAGCGAGTCAAGGTGGATGCGGAGTTTGGCCGCCGCCTCTTGTTTTGCGAAATCTTCTTCGGATCGCATCTTTTTATTTCAAAAATTTTACCGCCTCAATAAAATTTAGATTATGCAGTTTGCATATAAAATCTATAACATCTCCGCCTTCTCCGCATGCGCCGAAACAATACCATCTATTGTCTGGGTAGATTTTCAAAGACGGAGTTTTTTCATTATGGAAAGTACAGACCACGAATCCAGCGGGATTAGGTTTCACAAAATCTGTGATTGGATGCGTTTTGGCAAGCGCAATATCGGCGTCCGTAATATCTCCGGACGCGACTCCTTTGCGTTTCCACTCATCTATCCGCAGTAAATGTTCAAGCACCATGATCTGTTTTTTAATTTTTTTGAGTGGCAAATAATAGAATTGATCTTTGCAGATGTTGATCCAAAATTTCTGGTCCCTTTCTGAAAGCGTTTCGTCTCTATATAGTCCATTAAGGAACATATCAAACAGTTTTTCCAGTCCCTGTTCCAGTATTTTGTACGAATCATGCAGTTCACGCTTTTTCCTCCGAATGATTGGCAACGCTTCTGGAAAAATTTCAAGTAGTTCGGAGGGTGGAGGGTTTCTATACTCATACTCCGCTCTTTGCTGGGTTATTTCCAGCCACTCCGTTTCGCTCGGACAATTTGTTAGCGGAAGATTGTGGCGAAGCCACGCGTTTTGAAAACGTAGATATCCGGGGGCCGGTATCGGAAAGTTATCCACAGAAGAGATTTGCATGGTCCAATTATACTATGGTAAAATGATGGTATCAAATCAGTATTGTGGATAAGTGGTTAATACTATGATTCCTAATAAAGACAAAAAGGCTATTTTATACAAGAAAATCAAGGATTTGCACAAGCTCGGATGGAGTATGGATGAAATCGTAGAATTGCTTTCCGTTTCCAAGTCAACGGTCTTTTTTGCAATTAGTGGTCGAGCAAAAAGGAAATTAAAAATTAAAAAGAAATAAATTTATGCCAAACGAAGCAGATGTATTTGACGGTATGAAAAAAGTGCAAGCGCACTTTGTTAAATTCTCCAAGGTTGGAGATTGGTGCAAGGGTACATATCTTGGCAAGCGCGTCATTCCATCTAATTTGAAGCCCGGGGAAATGCAAACTCTGTACGATTTCAAGATGCACGCTGGTCAATTCCATAATCTTGATGAGAGTAAGCAACTGATTGAAACTCCAGTAGTGATTGAGGCCGATACTTATTGGACTGTATCTGGCAAAAAATCGATTGACGATAATATGCGGAATATAAAAGAGGGACAAATTGTAGGATTTCGGTTTGTGAAAATCAATCCGAACAAGAACAAGGCTTTTAATCCCACAAAGGTTATAGACGTTCTTGAGGGAGCCATGGATCCTGAATTCACGGGTGAGACATCGGACGACATTGATCCAGCCGAAGTGGTGGGAAATTAAAAAGATGAAGTGGACTGTTGAAACAATTCAAAATATAATCAAAGAAAAGATTCCGGAAGGGAGTGTCTTCCCGCAGCATACGGAAAAAGGACATTTCTACGGCGTAAAATCCACGGCGTTCTCTACACCGGAGGACGCTCCCTTCCCGAGCGTTACGGGTAAATTGCAGATTCTTAAAGACGAATCGATTATCAATTTCAAAATGAATCAGGCGATCGGTTACGTTTTTAAACATTGGCCGGAGTTTACCGAAGCGAATGTTATGCAGCATTTGGATATGGCTGAAAAACAGTCCGCTGATATATTTGAGGATGCTGGAGATATCGGGACCAAAATCCATGATGCCAGGCATGCGTATTTTATGGAGTGGATGAAAACCGGCGCGCGACCCGCGGAAGCCATAAATTTCATTTCGGCCGATGTGTTGCAAGACGTGCGCGCCATTTCCGCGATGAGAGCGCTTGAGAAATTCGTGATTGAAAACGATTACCGTCCCGCGGCAAGTGAATTGATGCTCTACAACGAAAAGCTCGCGGTCGGAGGAACGCTGGATGATCTTGGTATCATGCGACGGGTGATTGTTTTCGGAAAAGATCAGTTTAAAAATGAGCATGAACACGAATTACTGGAAAACGATATTACGAATGTTGTCTATTGTTTGAGATGCGAATACAAATTCCGAAACGATTTCGTTCTCATGGATATCAAAACATCGAATCAATTCAAAGATCATTATTTTTTTCAAGTCGCGCTCTACTATTGGATGTTTTTCAAGCTCGCCAGAATTCGTCCGGAACGATGCTTTATCTTAAAATTGTCGAAGCGTGATGGAACATATAAAATTGAGGATCTCAAGCGTCCGGGCATGCTCGCAAGCTACGCTCGCAGCATGATCCGGACCGATCAGGGGCTTGATTACGTACGGAGCTTGAGGAAAGATAATCAAAGAGTTGTAGGAGAAATTATAAATGTATGACAAATTGTATGGTTTTAACTTACGAAGGTCTGCTCGGACGATATTCCGAGCTCAAAATTCAACAAAGAAAAACCGAGGAGGAAATTAAATCCTTGAATCCTTTGGTGCGCGAAGGTATGGAGTCGCGCGGACTCGATAAGCAGCCGACGAGCGTGGGAGATTTTCTTATCTTGAAAAAGAAGCAATGGAAATATACCGAGGAGTGCGAAACTTTGCGTCAAGCATTGAAAAACAAAGAATCTGATGAGGAGGCGCGCGGCCTTGCGACTTTTGTCGAGAAGTCGGAATTACAATTTAGAGTGAAGAAAGATGAAGGAATATCAAAAAAAAAGTAAATGTCCTCATCAAAAATAAAACATGAAAATTCTAATTACGGGAATTTGTGGATTCATTCCACATCATCTTACGGAACATATTATAAAGAATACTGATTGGGAAATAATTGGATTAGATAATTTAACATATGCCTCGAGGGGCTTTGATAGATTGAGAGATATTAAGGTTTACAACGACAAAAGGGTAAAAATTTTTACCCACGATATTACTCGTCCAATTTCTGAAGAGTTATTAAGAGAAATAGGAGAAGTTGATTATATCTTACATTTAGCAGCAAATACCCACGTGGATAACTCCATAATTGACCCTGAGCCCTTTGTAATGACAAATGTGGTTGGAACTATGCATATGCTCGATTTCGCGCGTAAGCAGCTAAATTTGAAGCATTTTCTCTACTTCTCCACGGACGAGATATTCGGGCCGGCTCCAGTGGAAGTAGCGTATAAAGAGTGGGATCGGTATAACTCCGGCAATCCTTATTCTGCGTCAAAGGCTGGCGGAGAGGAGCTTTGTTTGGCATATGCCAATACTTATCATATCCCGATACTCATAACTCACACTATGAATGTTTTTGGAGAACGCCAACATCCGGAAAAATTCATACCAAAAGTAATTCGTGCGGCTCTGGACAGCCACATTATTCCAATTCATTCCGATAAAACCAAAACCGTTGCTGGATCCCGTATGTGGATTCACGCGCGGAATGTGGCAGCTGCGATTCTGCATCTTTTGGAATATACCTCGCACGATTCCAGTATTGTAGTCCCGCGTCCGACCTATTGGCGTCCGGAATATGCGGATAAGTTCAATATTGTTGGAGAACGGGAAGTGGATAATCTTGCAATGGCGAAATTGATACATAAGATAGTGATGGAAACGGTCAAAGAACAACGAACTTTTAAATACGAAATGGTTGATTTCCATTCGAGCCGCCCCGGGCACGATTTGCGTTATGCGCTTGATGGTTCAAAAATGAAAGCCATGGGGTGGTCGTTACCCATGGGATTTGAAGATTCGTTAAGAAAGACGGTTGAGTGGACCGTCCAAAATCCAAAATGGCTAAATATAATTTCTCAATCCAAGTAGGAAATAAAAAATTCGGCGTGGATGGATGCGATTCGTTTGATGAGGCGATGGCAAAAGTCGAAAAAGGCGTTTACGAATATAAACTCGCACATTCGGACGAATTTAAAGAAACCAGCGATTGGACACCCGAAGAACGATTGAATCGCACACGAAACGAGATGAAGCAACCAATAGATGTGCCAGATACTACGTTATCGGAAAATACCGAAAATTTAGTATAAATTAATATGGAACTCGAAAACATCCAAAAACCGCGTCTTTATTCGACGAGAGAGGTCGCCAAATTCATGGAGATAGGGTATTATACCCTTTTTCGTATGTTGCGAGCCAAAAAAATTAAAGCCATAAATGTAGCCCGATCCGGCACAAAGCCGCTTTATCGGTTCAGCGCGGTGGATGTGCAGGAGTATTATGATACGCTACCTCGTACCAATTTCAAGTTGGAAGACGTCCACAAATAAATTTCATGGAAGAGCGCACTGGTCTAAAAGAAAAGAATTTACGGATGATGTCTTTGAGTATGCAAAAGCTTTTTGCAGACCAGTTGAACGCGTTGTCTCCTATCCAGTTCAGATCATCTATCGCTTCTTTTTTGTCACAAGACCCCTCGATACCCTTAACTGCGCGACTATGGCTAAGGCTCTTGAAGACGCCTTTCGTTCCCTTGGAATTCTCGAAGAGGATGATCCTTCGCATGTTGCGCGAACGATCCTCGAAGTTTTTAAACTCACTCCCAAGAAAAAAAAGGCGGCGGTATATGGTGTACGGCCGCAGGTCGATACGAAAAATGAAGATTACGTAGAAATAATCATTGAAAATTATGCCAACAACTGGAAAAATTGATTGGAATAAAGTCGTGGCCGATTCCAATGGCGCCTCTTTGTTCTTGCCGGAAAAGTTTGTAGATCAGGCCAAAGAAAATGAAAAATTACAGGCAGAAATCGGTGAAGACGCGCTTGCTTTGAGTGAAAAAGAGCAACGGCTTGCGAATCGCCATCAAAATCTGCTCTTTGCAATGCAGGAATGGATGGCGCAATACGGTTATTCTGATATATGGGTGAAGAATATTGGATTCAATGTTGATGCGCTGAAAGACGGAAAATTTGTAATAAATGTCGTTGAACCAATGAAAAATCAATCTTATCGCCAATAACAAAAATCGCTCCTCAAACCGCATGAAGGAAAAGATGAGAACCTTCAAGGATATCTCGGTTAAGGAGCGGTTTTTGTTATTCTCAATTACTCGGCTGGCTCTGCCGGAACTTCCGGTTCAACCGGTTCGTCAGAAGGAACCGTATCTTCTTTGTTTTCGTCTTCCATAATAAAAAAACTGGTTATCTATAATAATTTCGACCTACTTGCCGGCGTAATTCACTCCTGCCTCGCCCTTGTTGGCAAAATAGAAAGAAAACGCCATTGATGCAAGTATCATAAAATCTTTCGGATCAATGATTTTCAAAAATGTTCCGGCGACTGTCGCGACTGCCATTAGTATAAATACTATTTTTGACGCGCTTTGTAAAATAGTCATCGTTTTAAAATTATTTTCCATATATCTTCAATCGCCCTTTTTATCGCAAAAATCAATACGTCTTTGGGCGTGAAATCCATGATATAAGGCAAAGGATCGACCGCGCCCTTGGCTACGTCGTAATTTTTAAGATATGCTTTCAGTCCGCTGGTATATTGTATGATCCATGGTGTTGGGTTAATGGAACATTCGCGTATTCCAAAATGCAGATGTACTCCCCTGCCAGCTGGCGCGTTACCCCAGTATGGTGTGGATCCGGAAACAATGAATCCGGTATTTCCCATGGTTCCGATTATATATGCGTCCGGAACAGCAAATCCCACCGGAACGAATATGTCTTTAAGATGGCCGAAAGTAAGTTCAAAAAAATCACCGTTAGCGTCGGGTTTGGTATGTTGCCGGACGTGCCGGCCGTATCCCATTTCATCACGTTTTACTTCAACAATGATTCCGGCGCTGGCCAGAATGGGAGTTCCCTCAGCCATAGCGATATCAATTCCATTGTGGCCCGGAATACTGACCGCATTCATGTATAAATCGTAATTCTCTCCGAATCCTTGATAAATATGTCCGGCTGGATATTTTTTGAGAACCGCGCGAAGCGCGGGTATGGTAATCGATTTCATCTTTTATTTTATATTAAGGATGATTCCTAAAATTGCTAAAGCCAAATTGCCGAAAATTCCGGCGATGATCCAGCGCGTAGCCCATGTGAGCCAATCAGTTGAAGCTTTCACTCCGCCCATTTCTTCGTTGAATATGGAGTAGTGCTCTTCAAGCCACGTTATACGTCGATCTACTTCTTGTTGTCGGTAAGTTTCTTCGGCCATATATACTGCGATACCGCAAGCGCTCCGAGTACAGCCCAAAGCTGCCATGGAAAGCTCACGCTGAATAAAAGCCCAATAGATACCGCCAAAAGCAGTCCATAAAAAAGATAATAACCGGGTTCACGGAAATACGTTTCCGTGGCTATTTTGACGGCGTAGCGAACGCGGTCAAATCTCGACACTCCCAGTGATTCTTTTTCAAGATTGGGGCCTATGCTCATATGAATATATTATACCACAACTTGAACATTTTACCTTGTTGGTTGTGGATAAGTTATTTGGGTTTCACTTCTACGGTTTCAGCGTTAAGAACTCGTTTCACAAGCTCCACGGAGTGCTTATCGAATCCCTCAAATAAAGTAAAAGATTTTTGAATGGTACGATATTCTTCTTCTTCCAACAACATGAAGTCCTCTGGCGCGTCTTTGATTTTCTCTGCAAGTTTGTTTTGATTCATTAGCGCCATGGCATTCAGCTTTAAGGCCGGGATGAAAAGAAGCTCAATGATGGATTTTCGAACTTCGAAAGAAATTGTTTTTTCTCCTTCCGGTGACGAAATTGTTATGGGATAATTTTGAAGATTTATTTTTTTCATAATCATCTTTTTAATAATAAGCAAGATATTTAAGCACGCCAGCTACGTATATGGGAATTCGACCAGTGGCTGCTCCGCCACCTCCCGTAGGATCCGTTGCGTCGGCTGCTACGTTGATGATTGCTTGAATTGTTGCCGTGGTGAAATCTATTCCTACCGCCTTGCCACCTATTCCGGAATTGGCACATTCAATTCTGATGGCTTCAACGATTTGATTGTCAACGGCTCCGTCCCGATCCACATAGATACCCAATCCACTATTGGAATTAGAATTGCAATCCACAAAAAGTCCAGCCACTACCGCATTAGCGTCTTGCGTGATCCGTATGCCGAAACTATTTGTGTCTGTGCCATTCTGCGTAACGTCAATTCCGGGATAAGTTCCGCCGCCAACCGTAATTGCGCCCGCCCCCGATCCGGACGCAGAAACGCTAATTCCCGCTCCGGTGCCGCCATGCGTAATGGTGATGGCGGAGGTGGATGCGCCGGCGATATTTATGGCCGTGGATCCGCCATCCGTAATATCTATACAAATTGAAGTTGACGGATTATCAATGGTGATACATTTGGCATCGCTTCCCAATGTTGATCCGACAATAAATTCAATGCCGCGGCGCGCGTCATTCTGAATATGAATCAACTGGTAGGCCGCGGTTGTTGCCGATCCATATGTAAGCCGATACACCACGTTTCCGGTGGAGTTATAAAGCAAGACTTGACGATTGCCTTGATCGAGAATAATCCTTTCACCGGAGGCCGCTGATGAAATTGTGGTGGCGCCAATAGTCCATCCACCGATAGTGCCGGCGGTTGCAGTAATAGTTCCGGAGATTGAAACGGTGGTTCCATCCCATTTAAGAAAACTTGTTCCATCTCCCAAAAACATTTTTACCGTGGCGTTCACAAGTCCAACCCAAAGTCCAGCCGTATTGTCGCTGTATCCTATTTTTTTAATAGAATAGGCGCGAGAAGACACTGCTTCCGCGCGGACCGTTTCAAACGCGCGCGAAGAAGCCCCATCGTGATTATGGGCTTCATAGTCCAGCCGAAGCGCTAAAATCGCTTCACGCAGCGCTTCTGGAGTCGTGTCTATTTTGTAGGGATTGGTTTCGGGCATATTTAAGTAACGTGTTTCCACGCAACATTATGTAAAATTCTCCAAACATTTGCTTGAGAAACTCCGAATAATTTAGCAATTTCGTATTGAGAATAATTTTCCTTACGATATAGATTTTTTATTGTAAAGATATCTTTGTTTTTTAATTTTGCAAGTTTATGGTTTTCGCCCGGAAATGAGTGCCAGCGGCGCTTTTTGACACAGTCCAAAACGTTATCCTGTTGAGTACCTATAAAAAGGTGTTTTGGATTTACACATTTTCTATTATCGCATTTGTGGAGAACGCACATTCCTTCGGGAATTTTTCCAAAATGAAGCATCCAAGAAACTCTATGAGCATAATGAGGTTTTTTGGGAAAACGAAAGTAACCATATCCATGACCAGCATTTGCTCCTGTCCAATTCCAACAATTTTTTGTTTTTTTAATTTTGTTAAAAAAGTTTATCATACTTCCAGCAAAATAATATTAGCGACGGACTCAGTGCGGTTCTGATCTGTGTTATTTATTTGTTCCCGTACATCAGTCACAAATACAGTGTAGTTATTATCAATGGAATCCGCCGAAGTATAGGCGCGCGCCACCGTGCCTTTTTGGGATCGAGTAATTCCTTTGATAACTCCAGTATCAGCCGAAGTATAAGTCATCTCTTCCGCGGTGCCTGATTTTAAAACACGCAAACGTCCCTTGCGCGGCATCCATTGAGTTTTATCCACCCGAGCCGAAGTATTGGCCGAAGTCATGGCTGATACAAAATTGACCGAGAAAGAGTCAACGTCTTCGTACACCACGGTCCGTTTGGCCTCTTTTTCAAGCCAGAGATCGGATACAAGCGATTTGCCATCGCGCTGTTCGCGTTGTTTATTTAAAAGCATCACCTCGTCTCCGGCATCGATTGAAAGAGACCAGCGTTTTTTCAGGTCGGGTACGGGCCGATATTCAAAAGTTACGTCATGCAGCGTCGGTGTTGTGGTTCCGGGACCTACAAGTTGCGCTTTCCAATTCCAAAGTTTTGTAATCAATCCGGACGCTATATAAAATTGTTTTTTCTTAATGGCTCCGTCCGTGGCGAATTTTGAAGTTCCGAGCGAAGTAAAAGTTGCTCCGCCGTCAGTGGAGCGATATATTTCAATAGTCTGACTCGCAGCCAGCGCGTCATGGTTAATACTTACGCTATTTACGAGTTTGTCCACGCCCCCGATTTGCGATCCAAATTCCGAAGATACCACGTTTCCGGAAATCGCGTATTTCGTAATATCGGTATAAGCAATTTTTAGAAGCGTTCCGGTTATGGCAAAGGCGTAGGCGCGGTTGAAAAAATTAGCGAAAGGAGTGTATTGCACTGTGGCGAATTTTCCGTAAAGTCCCGGCGTCCATACTTCTCCGTCCCATTGCGCGCCTTTGGTTTGTAGATTTTCATTGAATATAAATGGCTTGGAGAAGTCATAGCTTGAATCCGCCAGTTGATCGTCAAAAATAGGCCATAAACGCGCGCCATTGAACGCAAAAGCCACGGAAAGGCCGTTAGACGTGCCGGATATCACCATAAGCGAGTAATAACGCGCTACGCCCCAATTTGTGAGGTCTTCCCATGTATAAATCAGATAAGCTCGTTCCGAGAATTCATCCCATCGGTAAAGTTCTACTCGTCGGCCCTCTTCCACAAAAAAGTAAGGTGATCCGAAAAGATCTTCAATCTTTGAAATTTTTCTATTTTTCCCGGCTTGATATGCCGAAGTAAAGGCCGAAAGATTGGTCGCGTAATAAAGCACGTCTCCAGAAAGGGAGGTTACGCGCTCCCCCGAGTATGCGCGGATTCCGATTCCTTTCACCGCGCGTACTATGGGGTTCGCGTTCCGGAATGCGGAAACCGCAGATCCGTTCCATCGCGCCATGGTTTTAAGTGTTCCGGACGTGCGCGTAAGTCCGATAAGCGTATCATTTTTAAAACGCGACATTGAATTTACCGCGCTGATGCCGGCATAGGCGGAGGGCGTGGAGAGGACGCCGGCCGAAGTGATTTTAAAAAGTTTGGCAGTCCCGGCCTTTATTGAGCCGAGCAGAAGTTCGCCATTATTGACGTTGTGCGCTCCATATTTGTAAGATCCGGAAATAGAAATTGCCGAAGTGAATCCGTTTTGCAAAGTTATTTTTCCGAATTCTCCCAAAACATCCACGGCCTGACCATCTTTGAAAGTTGCCTTGTCCTCCCATTTAAGTTTGTGAAATCCGCCGGACCAATCTGTTTGCGTCCAGTAACTCCAGCCGGATCCGGCTAATGAAGCATACGAAATATCGCCAGCGCCCACTTGATTCGCAAGCGCCGGAGCAACTTCCTTAACGTAACGCGGCTGGGAGGGAGCGCCACGAAGCATAAATCCTTTGTTGTTGATTGCTACGTGATAAAGTGATCTGACTCCGGTTGGCATAAATTATGCTACGCCTCCGCCGTCGATATGATAACTCATGTCTTTGGCCGGGCGAGTTGGTTTTTTACGACGCGCAAATAAATCAAATTCGGTACTAAGATCGTTGGCCATGGTGCGTAGATTGGTGAAAGAGAAATGTCCCTCGTCCACCGTAGCCGCGCCTTGCGTGGCTATTTTTCCGGCCAGTGACCGGTAAAATTTCGCCCCGGTAAATTTCTTTACGCCCTCAATCCAGTCGTTTGCAACGTCAAGGGTGGCGGATGTAGCGGTATAAGTTTGCATGTTGCGCAGATATGAAATTGCCAGACGATTGGCGGTGGATGGTTTATTGCCAAGCACCATTTTATTGGCATCCTGTTGATAACTCCAATTTATGCCAAGTTTTCTGAATCCTCCGGAAACGGTTGCATTATCTGATTCAAGAACTTCATAAAGATCGATACAGGCCGAAGGACCCGAGTAAACCCGCACGTTGGCCGAAATTCGCATTATGGCCGTATTGCGCACCACTTGCCGGAAAAATCCGCGCGCGTTCATCTCTTCAATTCCTTGATTGATTGCTTCCGCCCAATGCCTGTCGCGCCAATGCGCGTATTTATGTTGAGATTTGATAGTTTGAGAAGTGGATGGCGTAAAAAGCGTGGTTAAGTTTCCATTATCGAGATCGTAATTATAACCCGAGTTTTCCACAAGGGCGCTGGTGTTGCGAAGCACCGTATAACTTCCTTCGATCACGGGAAATTTTCCTACATTAAATACAGTTGAAGATGCGTCTCCGGCCTTGGAAACCTGCACGCTTTTGCCTATATCTCCGAATTCGCGGCGGCATTGGGTTATAAGAGCAGATGTAATCATAAGTATATTATATCACGAAATAGCCGAGTCATCCATTGGTTTGGGCCAACTTTGCTCATCCGAATTTAATGGAAGCGGATACAACTGCTGGTCTGACCGCATATATACAAGATTGGTTGCCGGCGGAGTTATGGTAAGAGTTTTGGATTCTGCCACTGCTACCGCATCACTGACGTTGATATTTCCAAGTTGACCAGTAAATGAAGTTGATTCGGCGATGGCGATGGCGTCGCTCACTGAAATATTGCCAAGCGCGGTGTTTGTAATCGTTACTGATTCGGCGATGGCGATGGCGTCACTCACTGAAATATTGCCAAGCGCGGTGTTTGTAATCGTTATCGATTCGGCGATGGCGATGGCGTCACTCACTGAAATATTGCCAAGCGCGGTGTTTGTAATCGTTATCGATTCGGCAACAGTTACGGAATCCGATACGTTAATCAAAGACACAAATACCAAATTCACCGATTCGGCGATGGCGATGGCGTCACTCACTGAAATATTGCCAAGCGCGGTGTTTGTAATCGTTATCGATTCGGCGATGGCGATGGCGTCACTCACTGAAATATTGCCAAGCGCGGTGTTTGTAATCGTTATCGATTCGGCAACAGTTACGGAATCCGATACGTTAATCAAAGACACAAATACCAAATTCACCGATTCGGCGATGGCGATGGCGTCACTCACTGAAATATTGCCAAGCGCGGTGTTTGTAATCGTTATCGATTCGGCGATGGCGATGGCGTCACTGACACTGATGCTGTTTGTGAAAAGAAGAGTAACCGATTCAGCTGTTGCAATCGCGTCGCTCACTGAAATATTGCCAAGCGCGGTGTTTGTAATCGTTACTGATTCGGCGATGGCCACCGCGTCGTTGACGTTGACGTTGTAAATAAGAGTGATGGTTATAGATTCTGCCACCGTCACGGCATCGCTGACGTTGATGTTGTTGTCAAGAATTATAGTATATTCTTCCGTGGTCTGTACCGTAGCGCTGCCATTATTTCCGCCAAAATTTAATCCAGCTGCTTGAGTTCCAGTTCCACCAATATAAAATCTTGCGGTGCAATTACCTCCCGCCGACCATGATGTTCCGTTATATTCCTCCGTCGTAACTTTAACTCCGCCATTCTGTCCGCTGAAACTCAACGCGGCATCTTGAAGACCCGCACCGCCCAAACCTCGTCTTGCAACAGCCATATCACCCCCAGCAGACCAAGAAGTGCCGTTATATTCCTCGGTAGATACAAGATTATCAACTAAATATCCCCCGAAACATAATCCAGCGGTTTGAGTTCCAGCTCCAGCTGTTTGTTGTCTCGCAGTAGTCAAATTACCTCCAGCCGCCCAAGACGTTCCGTCATATTCTTCAGTAGTTGCAAGTTCGTCTCCTGCAAAACTTAATCCAGCAGTTTGAGTTCCGCATCCACCTCCTCCACCTCTGGCAGTACCCAAATTTCCTCCAGCCCCCCAAGCCGCTCCGTCATATTCCTCTGTGGTATTATCGGCTGTACCTCCGCCCGTATATCCTCCAATACATAATCCAGCTGTTTGAGTTCCAGCCCCACTCGTCAAATGTTTTTGTTCTGAAAGGTCGCCTCCAGCCGCCCAAGCAGCGCCATCGTATTCCTCGGTATTCACATAATTGGTAGTACCAGACCTCCCTCCAAATCCAAGTCCCGCGGTCTGGGTGCCAGCTCCGCCCATCCCCTGTCTCGCTGTTGCTATATTACCTCCAGCTGTCCAAGCTCCCATATATTTTAAGATTTATTAACGCTATATTCCTGTCTTATTTTCTTTTGAATCTGATTATCAAAATCTTTTAGAACGCTATCTAAAATTCCATTCTTAATACAGAACAAAATTCCGCTTCGCAGTTGTCCCATTAAATTCTGCCTTTCAGGAATACTTCCATGATTGCCCATTAAAATTGACTGTCTAATCCAGCGTTTAGTATAAGAAATGAGCTGGTGATTATCCACGTCTGCCAATTCTTCTATGCTCATCCGCTGAGCTTCTCTATTCTTAATATCTGACCACTGTTTTAATTCCACAATTCTGGCTTTAGCGGTTCGTTCCTGATTTTTGGCAATAAACATTTTCTTTTCTTTTTCTATCTCTAACAATTCTCTTTCCAAATCATCCTTTTCTTCGGATATTTTTTTATCAAGAATTTTAATCTCTACAAGATTTTTCCGATACTCGTAAGAAAGCATAACTAACTCTTGAAACATCACATTCTGTTCCCGTACCGATTGCCAGTATTTTCCCGCGGGTGTCGGAAACTTAATCTCATTCAAAACCGAAATTTCCATTTCTGTTCTGGTACGAAACATCTGAACCTTGACAAATGTTTCTTTTAATTCCTCGGACATATCGCTCAAATCCTTAATATCATTCTCGGTCAAAATGTTGGATTGAGAAATAATGCTGAATGGCGTTTCATCGTATTCTCCTTTCAACACCATGTCTTTTGTCGTTCTGTTAAATATGTTCATAAAAATAAAACCGCATCAAAAAGACGCGGCAGTTAAACTTCCTGTGTTGTTGGGGGTTGGGGGGATGGCAAAACGAGTGGTCGAAATAATGTCCGCGAAAGATGGAAAGAATTTCTCAACCGGAAAGAGTATTTTTTTAATAGAAAATCCGCGCCTTGGCTTTTGTGGCTGATTGTCTGAAACTTTTACAGTTTCAGACACAAGTATAGAAAGAGTTTTTGGCTCAACCGATTTTTTCATGGGTGTTAATAGTTTCTCCTACTCTTACTTCAATGGTTTGTTGCCGGCAACGCGGACATTCATCGAAACAAATCGGACACCATCCGCTCCGGCACTCTGGACACCATTCTCCTTTCATTTTACCACACTTTTCACACATATCAAAATCCGAGGGTTTTGGGATCTTGCAGTGGAAACTGCCGCCCATTCTCGTCAATATGCTTTACGAATATATTTGTGTCTATAAGAAAAGGATACTTCATTTTTTGGTATTTCGTCCAGCCGGCCTTCTCAAAAAATTTATCCTTTATAACCCGGTCGCACCATGCCAAATCCGAAGTTCCGGAGACCAAATGGAAGCTGCCGGTTTCGGGATCAAGCCATTTTTTTTCCGGCATCTCAAACACCCGGCGCGTGCGTTCCCCTCCAACCATATATTCCGAACTTTCTTCCCACATGGCTTTTAAAATAGAGCAGTGGATCAAAAGGCATCCGGTCGGCGCGCCATCAACCCACACCAAGTCCCCCATTTTCCAGTCCTGATAAAATGATTTTCCCCGACCACGATACACCAAAGGCTCGGGTGGATTTGATTTTGTAAAATAAAGTCCGGATACTACCGGCACCTTGCCGTCGCGCATATATTTGTTCAGGCGTACGAATGCGTCCGGTGGCAATAGATTGTCCGATTCAACCAAAAGCAGCCATTCCATTTCTTTTTCTATGGCGGCCCGCACAATCAAATTCTGCGCGTCAGCCACAAGATAACGGAGCGGCGCAAAGGTGGAAATCCATTGAATCATGTCAGTTGCGGACCAGTTGGTCGGAATAATTTGTCCGTAGCGCGCCATCACCCATTCCATACGTACTGTGCCGGTCGAAGGCGTGCCAATCAAAAGCCGGTTGGTCCATGGACCCTTATTTTCAAGGATCAGATTGTTTTCCATTTTGAGAAGTTTACTCATAATATGATGAATCTTCTTTACGCTTCTCTAAAACAACTTCCATGTTTCCGTTTAAATGCCATGTGTTGACAAGAATTTTCCATGGTTTCGGTTTATAAATTTTGTAAAGTCCCTGTCCCAAAGGATCAAAATAATCCCACGTGGATTCGTTACACGGATTGCAGTGCGTGGGATCTTGAAAATATCCATGGGAGCCGGCGTAGGGCGTAGAAATCATGAATTTACCCCCATATTTGAGTACGCGCCACACCTCATCCATAAAGCGCAAAAACACCCCGCCATGCGGGTTTATATGCTCAACAAGGTGCGATGCTATGGCTAAATAAGCGCAACGGTCAGGAAGAGGCCAAGGGAAGCGTTCTACATCGTGCGCAACATCCACCCCGGGAAGTTTACGGTTATCAAGACCAACAAAATCAGGCTGCTTATTGGCGCCGCATCCAATATCTAATTTTATCCCTTGATCGTGTTTCCGCAATAAAGCGGCAATCAAAGGACTCATCTTTTCTTTACTCATCTTTTTAAGAAAATTGGATTTGATATGTCACGTTGACATTCTGATTGGTCGCACAGGAACTGGAAGTATAAGTGTTACCGGAAAAAAGCGTGGCATTGGTTGAAGTCGTATTAAAAAGTCCGACATTGGAAAGATTCACCGATGCGGTAACGAAAGAATCGGAACTTGCGAAAGCCGCGGTAAATTGAAGTGTTTTAGAAGACGTAATTGAGGTTGATCCGGTTTTGCGTTGCGTGGATGACATTATTTCGCCAGCCAATCCGGTTTCAGCGGCTAAGGGCGCGCCACCCGTTCCAAGCGCGATATGAGTAATAGTTTTGGCTCCCGATGCGCCAGCAAGACCCTTGCAAAGATAATCTTGAAATCCAAGATTTACAACTAAATTTTTTACCCAGCCGGAATCTCCCGCAATTTTTTCCATACTTTTTACGTTCGGCTCGGAGATTTGAAGCCGGAAAAATCCGTGAACTTTGATCGTGTCTTTATTTTTTGTCATACTATTCAAGTACCAGATATGCAACATTAGCGGTCCCAAGAACCTTAACGTGCATACCTTTAGTAAATTTATGATCTACGTGATAGATTTCCGACCTTTTGGGGGCGGCGCTTGGCACCACGGCATAAAAAACAACATCGCCGGATGCGTTTCCATCACGAATTTTTACGGTAGCGTTAGCCGCCGAGGGCGTAATCAGTACGCCTTTAAGGCGAACCTGTTGAGTTGTAGGAATGGTTTGCTTTCCAACCGTTCCTGAGATTGCAACTTCGAGTAACATAGTAATTGTATTATATCACGGTTCTTTTTACTCGCGCAAGGGCTGTCCTTGCGAGAATTTGAGAATACACTTCAAAGATTTTTTGAGCATTGTCTTGAATCCAGTGTTTTGAAATCCATTCTTTATTGTGTCGCGCCATCTCCCTCCGTTTGTTCGGATGATCCACAAGTTCTATAAGCATATTATACCACTCTTCATAAGTATTCGCCAAAAGCGCATGAACCCCGTTATCCACAGCCTCCTTGTAGGGTATCACGTTTGACGCCACAATCGGTATCTGAGCCGCCGCGTATTCCTTGATTTTAAGGTCTGATTTACAGTTCCCGAATGAATTATTGATAACCGGCGCCACCGCTATATCCCATCCTTTGGAACAAAGCACTTGTGGATAAATTTCAATCGGTTCTCCGGGATCATTCCGCAACTCACCCTCGAATCCACAGGCCGGACAAACTTGATTTAGTACATTCAAATTAAATACTCCTCCAAGTTCCTGATGCGTCATCCCCATTGTTTCAAACCGGATATTCGGTTTGCGCTCTTTCACAATTCGCTCGATGACTTTTGAAATCATCTTTAAGTCGTCCGCATGCGCATTGCCACCCATCCAACCAATTCTAATTTTTCCATCGGCTGGCTTGATTATCGGATTGTCCCATAAATCTTTATTTAGATAGTTCGGCACAACGTAAATGAACGGATTGTATGGAAAATATTCACGGGCGAGTTGCGGAGTGGAAACCGTGACGCCGGCCGCGACTTTCGTCATCTCCATCGCGCGATGCACATAAAGCGTTCCCGGATTCCACGCCGGAAATCCCCAAACATTTCGTGGAGATACATGATGCACAAAATCATCAATTTCAGTAATGAAAGGAATTTTATGGAATAAAAGTTTGTGTAATATTTTTGTGGCATTTTCGCTTCCCATCTCCTGCATCACCACAAGATCCGCGGCATTTAACTGGTCATCAGTCGGCATTTGCATAACAATTTCGGTTTCAGCAAGACCCATACGTTTAATAAAAGTTGCTGGTTGCTTACAGCGGAAGTAGCCACATCCGCCGTCATCTCGAACTACATATAAAATTTTAGGAATTTTATTCGTCATTTTATGGCTTCGATTACAAGTTCGTAGGGATTTTTTTCAAACTCATTTGGCACGCTGTCAAACCAAATAATTTGTTTCTCACCGGCAAATCCCGCGGCCGAAAGATAACGGATCAAACTATCGCGTGTCATATATATCGCGTGTGTAAATTCCCGGTTGAATGAATCGATGTCTATTCCTCCACCCACGAACTCACGGCATAAAACTTCAAAATCGTCCACCTTAATCCACAATTTTCCTCCCGGCTTCAAACATCGATACCAATTCACAAGAACCTCGCCCACTTCTTCGAGGAAATAACGGTCAAGCACATGGAACGAATAAATCGCATCAATGCTGTTTTCCCGAAAACCAAGTTTTTTTAAATCATATAAAATATCAACCTCCGGACCGGGTTGGTTCCAGACCGTAGTGACGTTCGGAACTATTCGAGTTGGGCTAAGTTGAATTTTCATAATTGACCGTAGGGTTGTGATTCCAAACTAAATCCGCGACCCCTGTCTTTCCATAAAACAAGTTTATTTCCGAAATCCGAGAGGTACTCTTTATGGATCGCCTTTCCCTTCCTTTGACGCCACTTATCGGCATATTTGGGCCAATATTTAATATAGTAATCACAGGTTTTTTCCCACGCTTCAATACTGAATCCTTTTCCGAAATGTTTGATATCTCCATGCACCGGAATCTGTATTCCGGGTTCAAGCGTAACTTCACGCTGATCCGGAAGATGGTATTTCAAATATGGCGAGTTCCGGAAAAAGAATACTATCGTACGGAATTCGGGACCAAACCATTGCCGCTCTTTATATGATTTTTCAGAATCTTCGGGTGTAATATGCGCATCATACAAACGGCAAGCAATCGCCTTAATGTTCGGGTCCAAAAACAGTCCGTATTCAGTGAAATTATAAATATGCTCGTCGGCGTCAAAATATACGAACCAATCATCCGGCCCGGCAAACTGTTGCGCCCGAGCGAGTACCATTTGCCGGTTGAACCAATCGGATTTTTCTCTGTCCGGATCCCAAAACGAACCCTCAATTACTTCCTTTACTGCTGGATGGGATCGCGCAATTTCCACCGTTCGATCCGTGGATACGTCATCATAAACATAGATTCCTTCGGTACAAAAAGATTTCCAATTATCCAGCGTATCTTTTAGGATCGCTTCTTCGTTACGGACCTTGGTAAGTCCCCTGATTTTAGGAAGTTCATGAAACATCTTTAGCTCTGCGATATGGCCTTAATTCCGATTCGACTGCAACCGGACCTTCAACTAACTCTTTAGCAATCCGCAAAAAACTTTCTGCCGCTATCACCGCATTATGTTCACGTTTGACGTAGTTTTTCCCCCACTCAATCGTTTCCGGATTGTAATATCGATCAATCTCCGCAATCAATTCTTCCGGAGTCATTAAAACATTTCCAGAATTCCGGCCGGAGAAATTGGCGTATTTAATTGCTTGAATATTGTCTTCACGTACTATGCCGGCCGTTCCCCAACGCCCATGCACCACCCCAATCCGTCCAGCCGCAATTCCCTCAAGAACACTCCGTCCCATTCCCACCACAATATCCGAGTCCTCAATCGCGCGAGTAACGTCAAAAGCCGAACTGAAATTCATTCCTATTGCTGCGAGCGTGGCTCCGTAATGTTTAGCAACCGTGCGTATAATTTCAACTTCGGAGTCGTTTTTCAAATTATAGTTTGAATTAAATAAAATCTGTTTCGGTTTATTTTCGGTAATTTGACGCTTCAAATTGAATCGCTCGCAATCAATGAAATTCCGGATGATAGCGGAATCGATATTGTAATCCTGCTTTAATTTTTCCTGCACCTCTTCCGACACCGAAACGAATTGATTCACTCCTGCGGAAAGAGACGGATGCTCCGGCGCTTTTTCTCCATTTTCCAAAAAGTGCATTGTGCCATGAACCACGCAAATTATCGGAGTTTTAGGATAGCGCAACCGGAGGTACTCAACAATATGATGATGTGCCGCAATAATCACGTCGTATTCGTGGCTTACTTTTTCCTCCAAGACATACGAAAATGGGCGCGCGTCTTCCAGATCAAAATTATTGTAGGAACGGATATCTTTTTTCTCAAGTTCATGCGAAATAACCCCGAGATCGGGGCTGAAACATACCACATAGTGTCCCATCTTTTTTAATTCGGTCGCGAGAGTAAAAATCCACGTTTCACTTCCCGCAAGCATGGCAAGCGAATTGTTGCCAAGAAGTATTCTCATCTTTTTTTTATTTATTTGCTATATGAGACGAAAGGGTCACAAGTTCCTTTCGCCCGAATTGCAAACAAATTAAACTTGAACGTAGGCCACGTAATTTACGTTACCCGATCTTACCGTTTTCAGATAAATATTGGTCGAAGTTGAAGCAGAAGCCTGTGATACAAATACGCCTTGTGCAGATACGCCCTTCGCCATATCAATAATATTCGCATGTGAGGCTTTCATTTGCACAATCACAAATTTCGGCGTTGTAGCAAGACCATGAGCAACCGCCACAACACCACTCAAAAGTCCTGAAATCGTTCCGGAAAGATACGCAGCAAACAGTTTGGCGGACGTAACCGCCCGAGCACTGATCGCCCCGGCGCGAATCGCATTCGCTTTGATGTTGGTGTTGCCAACAGCCGATACGCCTATCTTTGCCGAAGTTACCTGAGCTGCGGAAATTGCTCCTTTACGAATCGCGTTTACGGCAATATTCGTATTCTGCACGGCGCTTACTCCTATCTTTGCCGAAATAACTGCTGCGGCAGCGAGTTTTATGCTCGTTACGGCTCCAGTTCCGATCTTCGCTGAAGTAATAGCACCCGCCGCTACTTCCGCGGCAAGTACAGTCCCGTCAGCAATATGAGCGGACGTAACAACGGCTGACTGAATATTGGCTCCATAGATCAGCGCCCCTTTTGAGAACGCTGGACTATAAGCCGAGATTGCTTGTCCTCTTGAAGCTGGCATAAATTATTGAGAGATTGCCTCTGGTAAGTCCGGCCAAACCGGTCCACTACCAGAAGCAATCCGATTAGATTACGGCTTAAGATTAAAATGATAAGCGGCTGCGTCTCCATTACGGACCTCCATCGTGTATTCACCAACGATCTGCCAATCATTCGAGTCGCCGGTCTTCCCCAATTTTTCAAGGAAGAAAGCGCGACCTTTCAAAGGCATGATTTTCACCTTTGAAGAATCAAATACTACCGCAACATCGTTCGGCACCCAGCGGTCAACAATAACTTTCAAGTTGATTCCAAGGTCCGAAACAAACTCTTCTACGGTATAGCCCGCACGTCGAGAATCAAGAGTAGTGCGTCGAAATTCTGAATCAAAAGCGGAAATTTTCTGCTTCTGCACGCCTCCCACAAGAATAGTGTCCGGCATAAGCCCGTCATCCCAACAGTTCTTAATCATTGTGTTCAAAACCGAGGGGATAAGAGTTTCTGCGGTACCACTGTTGTTGTTCGTGGAAGGAATAAATCCTACGAACTCGATTAGCCCGCCCATGTTGTTGTAAACGGTAGCACTTACGTCTCCGATACGAACACCCATGATTGCGGTGCGATCAAGTTCCCTTTTGAGTTCACGAAGACGAAGATCAATTTGGTAATCGTCTTCCGATGAAATTCCGGCATGATCAATCGAGGACGCGGTGCCGGTAACTTTCACACCTTTCGAGAAAATCTGCGTGAAGTTATGAACCAATGATCGAGTTGTCGATTCATCTGCCGGACCCGCCATGCCCTGCGGACGAGGATGCGCGATTATTTCCCACGTAGCGCCCGCCCCATGAGTTTGAGCCGAAGTACCTCCGGCTCCTCGATTTACAGTACATGAAGTGCTGGAGACAGCTGTAACTTGGACCACTTCTGTTTTTCCTGAAAGTTTGTTTTTCAGCAAAGTACCCGCCGTGATCTTGGAACGAGTAATATGAGACGAAGACAAACGAAGAACAGTTCCGGTGGTGTTCCCGAGCGCCATCTGCGCTGCGGTGCCTCCGGACTGAACTGCGGTTGTCGCGTTCAGCGCGTCTTCTACCCAAGAATGCTTAGTCTGTGTTGCGACTTCGTTCGAGATACCCATCATCGATACGAAATCTGTGTCATCCAAAAGGATGGCAGCCAAAACCTCCGAGAGGTCCAACTTATAGACTGCACTTTGGTCAAACGACGCGGCTTGGGTTGGATCTGCTAATGCCATAAATTTAAAAACGAATTAACTACTTTTTAAATCCCTTCTGTTTCAACGCATTTCTCAGAATAGCCCGAGATCGCGCCACACCAGTCAATTTAGAGGTGTCTTCAAAAACCCCTGAATCAACTGGGGCCGGACTTCCGGCGCCAACAGTAGGGGGAGTTTCATGGCCTGCCGGCTGACTGGGCTGACTATTCCCACCCGCCGAATTGCCACTATTGCCCGGAGCAGAAAGTCCCGCGACTTCTTCCCGAACAAAATCCTCTATATCCAATAATGCCTCCTCGACATTATCGGCTTCACTCAACATATGCGGGTTTTTCAGGATCAAATTCTTGGTCGATTGCGGAAGTTTCGCATACTCGGATTTGGCGAGTATCGATCCTACTCCCACACTAACCTCGGCTTTTAGAACCTTTCGCTCTGCCTCTATGCGGGCATCCTGTTCCCTATGGAGAGCTTCCACAAGTTCAGGATCATCGCCTGCGGCGCCAGTCGCCGGAGGAGTCGAAGGATTATTGCGCGAACGCGTAAATCCTTTACGCTTCTCGAACGCCTGCTGACGAGCATGATCACGCGTGAGGATGCGATATTCCTCTGCGGAGATGGTTACTGCTCCTTGCTGATTCCCCTGTGCCCCTTCTTGTGGAGGAGTCGAGGAATTTGCAGGAGGAGTACCTGCACCTTGCTCGTTGCCTCCGGGGTTGGCCGCTTGCGCGGGGGTGGCCGGATTTGAGGTTGTCATATGTGCTTTTATTATACCACGTTTTATAAACAAGCGCAGACAAGCGCCTGTGGATAAGTTTTTAGTTCAAAAATAAATCAAATTTTTTCTGTCCCCGCACGTTTTCCACCACCACTTCCAGTTCCTCACCCATTACCGTATCAAAATTGATAAGTTCGCCGTAACGATTGGTTTCAGTCATGCAATTTTTCTTCTCAAGCCGTACGCGCCCAAGCGCGTCTTTTATTTTCATATCAAAAGTAAGTCCGGGAGTATCGGATATCGAATGAAGCCAATCAATTTTATTTCCCGACGCCCTAACTTTTTTTGAAACTTCCCCCGAAGAGACGTCGAAAGAAAGAGGGGGCGTGTCCGTTGAATTTATTGGTTTCATTTTTTTTATTCTTCGTTAGATTTTTTTTTAACGACGAGATTTCCGTCTTTGGTGTAGGCAAGTTCAACATTCTCAATCGGAATCCACTTGCCGTTCTCATCTTTTTGAGCGGGGACCATTTTCCCGTCGTGTTTTATCATTGGAACTGTCATATTAGTATGTTCGCTTTTTACCTTTTTTCTTTTTGTGAGCCACGTTTTTTGCGCTCGCCATAGACAGCTTTACCGCCGCCTTTTGGTTTGCAGCCATGCACAAAGTGATGTTCGCCGGCCTCGACCGTGAATACTCGACCGCCGTTTTTTATACAATCAAGAAATGCTACTGGCATGTTAGTCAAAAAGATAGCTTTCTAATCCCCAAATGGGGCATATCACAAGTATAACAAAAGCCGCAACGATCAGCAAACATAATAATTGTTTCAGAAATAATTTCATTTTAGCAACCTTGATTCAAATAATTCTTGTCCACCAGGGGGGAGTTTTTCAAAAATCCTTTCAGATCGCGGGCGCTCAAATCGATCATACGACTTTCGATCAGGTTCAATATCCTCATCAAGCGCATCCCATGCCGAGACAAGCGCGTCTGCCTCATCTTCTTTTCCGGCATTTCGCAATTCAGCCACTTTCCGCTTCGCTTTCGCAACCTCGAATTTATATCCGATAGCCGCCCGTTCCGTCTTGCCAGTTTCTACTTTCAAAACAGTCGGAAGTCCAAACATCCTCGCCCAAAGTTCGCTAAACGGCACCCCCTCCGCAAGCAAATCTCCTCTTGGTCCTATAATAGAAAATTTTCCATTCCTATCCGGCCCCTTAGAATATGATCTCCAAAAATCTTGCCAGTTTTTCGTGTCAACGCCGCCGGGAATACCAAAAGTTTTCAACGCACGCGTCAACTCTTCATGCGCGTCATCCAGCGCTTCGGCGTTTCCGGATTGAACAGATTGAAACATATTAATAAAATCAAGTCCGATTTTTACTGTGGCTGGATATCGCTGTTCAAGCGGTCCGAAACCAACCGACTTAGTAAAATCGGCCCCATACGCATCTTTCATGGCTCGGACAGTTACCGAAGACGCAGTGTAATACCTGAAAACTTTATCCCATTGTCCGGTCCGGATCCAACGTCCGGTGGTGTGCAAAAATTCTATATTCCATTTGTATAAAAACGTCGCAATATTTCCCCCGCCTCCGTAGGTTATGCGCGCGCTTGAGCCCCTCCGATACGGAAAGTTTGTTTCATCAATCACCGAACGCGCCATTTCATTAAAGGCCAATTCCATGTCTCCGGCTTTCAACGCCGCCCTCACGCGATTCGCCTCAATCGGACTCATGCCGTCCAAGTCAAGCATTTTCTCAGCTTTGTTCCACGATATTTTTCCTTCATTGTAAAGTTTGATCGCGTTTTCAAAATGCGAACGTGTGGCAAAATATGCAGTTCCACGTCCGGTGCTATCCGCAACGCCAACCGGAGCAAGTCCGATTTCCGCAACTTGTTTTACTTTGCCCGCGGCAGTTCCAATGTCCGCACCGAACGCTTGCGATGTTTCATTCAAAAATCCTTTTCCCCGAACCTCCGCAAGTCCTTCCGGCGAAAACCCCTTTAATGCGGCTTGCCCCAAGAATTCCGGACCAAATTTCGTATAAAGCAAAATATTATTCATCAATACGTTCCTAAACCAAGTTGTGGGGGAATCCAGCGCATTGATATAAGCATAGGAAAGCATGGATTGGTTCAGCTTTCGTCCAGCATCGGCCGGAAGCCGGATCCCCAATTTTTGCGAAATCCTACTCGTTACCTCATCAAGAAATTTGGTAAATCTTCCTTCGTATCCCATTTTTTCCAAAACCGCTGACCGGTAAGAAGTCCTGAATTCAGACGGCACCTTATCATGCAACTCGTGCGCGCGTCCGATCGATTCATTTAAAAATTTTGCCTCCGATCCTTGTCGCGCGTAGATATCCATCAATTTCAGCGGATCATCCACTCGAATATAATTTCCTCCCCGTTTTTGCTTCGTGGCAAAAAATTCCTTGCCGGTTGGAATGGTGGCGCCCGCCTTATATCGTTCTATAATTCCGCCAATATCAATAATGTCCGGAAGGTAATATCCAAATTCATTTTTTTTGTAAAATTGCTTTTCAACCCCAAGTGCGGGACCATGCTGTTCAAAAAAGCTGGAAACACCGTCAACAATTTTCAGAAGATCAGCTTTTATCTGCGGAGTCAAATTGGGATTATTCACGATTGCATTTTGATCTCCTCGCATGTGTGCGTCAACCAACCGTCGCTCATTCGTAAATTTCGCCGCCGCATAATCCCCCCAAATGGTTCGCGATTCATCCATAAAGGATTGCGCGTATGTTCGTGAAAGCCGGTATCCGTTTTCCAAGTCAAGCCACGTATCATAAATCGGTATGCCGGTTTTTCGCTGCACCGATTCCATCCAGCTTCGCGGAGGAGAAACGTATTGCCCCACCCATTTAGTCCATAAACTTGCCTGTCCGGTTCCGAAAAACTCTCCGAGTCGATTGGTTTCCGAAAGCGTTTTGGTCACATTCACGTATTCCGCGTTTGTCAATTCTCCCACCGCCCTTTTTCCAGTGAGCGTACGGATAATCATATCCGTTACTGCCGGTTCGAATCCGCCGACTTCTGAAATCAGATAGATATTATCCACCTGTTTTCTGGTAATGGGACGATTCTCGCTACCCGGGTAAGGTTGAGAGATGGGTTCAATTTTTTTACCTTTTTCGATTCTTTCAATAACTGTTTTGAATTCATTGACCAAAGATTGCGTATCAATTTCGGCCACATTCCGTCCGGATCTTTTGGCCACTTCCTCTTTTATAATATCCAAAAGCCGCATTTCGGGTTTTGAAAATTTGGTTTCTCCGGCAAAAAGTTTTTGGGATAAGGAATCAAACAAAGCGCGACTGCGAAGGTCCTTCGGTCCCACCCACTCCGGAAAGGTGGACTTAAACGCAATCGTTCCCCTCGTTATAAATCCTCCTCCGCCGGCTCCAGTCCCCTCAACAACATCAACGCCCATTCTTTCCCCCTTGACCGCATTTGCCATTTCAGTAAACACTTCACTGGATGCGGCTTGAATTTCTTCAGGAACAGGAATTTGTTTCGTCTCGACCACATTCTTCTCAATCTTCACAATCTGAGACTCAACTTCAAATTCTTTTCCTCGCGCGCCCCGCACTCCACCTTCATCCCCCAAACCAAAACGGCTCTTTATTTTTCCGACAAGACCTTCAACCTGCACCAACGAAACTTTGACGCTGTTGTCGCCCGCCGGAGTAATTTTTATGACCGCCTGTCCCGAGCGTCCGGTGCGCGCCGCGACCTCATTTGAATAAGATTTTTCCGTTGAAATATAGATTGATGCCGGGCCATCTTTTTTTACTCCCGCTTCTTGGGCGAGTTTTTCTTCCGACAATCTCAACTGTTCTTCAATCGGTCCGACATCCGCGACTTTTTCTCCGGGCGCGAGTTTTTTCGGAGGACGGACCATACTTCGAATTCCTTTTGCGAATATTGCGGTCGCAATCGTGTAATCCAAAATCTGCCGGCCGCCTTGCGCGTAGGCATATACCGTTGATACATTGTCACCCCATCCGTTTCCACGGGCAACCATATACTCTTTCAACATAGTTCCATATAAAGGATCAAGTTCCCCAATACCGGGGAGAACATCTGGTTTTTCAACTTCCGATACGGCCAGTTTTTCAACGCCTTTAAGCGACAACGGACTCACTCCTTCCCGGAAAGGACGGGAAACTTGCGATACAATATTAGGAACAGATTTAATGAAAAATTCCGGTAGGCCGATTGCGAGCTTCACCGGAAATTCAACGGTACGATATCCGATGTGACTTACTTTGTCCGTGGTGGACATTTTGTCCCATACCTCTTGAGGCGGCATCAGATTTGCTGCCACTCCGCCTCCAAAACCAGCGCCGATTACCGAGCCGAACGGCCCGCCAACCAAAAAACCGCCAACAGTGCCAACGCCTATCGGAGTGCCGACTCTTTTTAACAGTTGCGCGGCCGGACTTGAGCCAGCTTGTTTTTCATAGTATTCCCGAGATCCCACCACGCCGCCAAATTTTTCTATCTGTTCCTGTTCAGAAATATCACCATGAATTCGCACCGGAGTTTCTTCCGAGCGAAAACTGCCGGGTTCGGGCGGAGGAGGAGTAGAAGTTACCACAGATTGAGGTTGAAATCCGCGCATGCGCGTTTGATACTCCTCCTCAAGTCTTTTTTGAAAATCATTGGATAATGCCATGTTTTTATCTTCCGAATAACGACTTCAGAAATGAACCGGCTTTCTGAATGGTTTGTTTCGCATATCCAAGTCCGCCCCGTGGAGACGCCCCAACCGGTGCGGGAGTACGCGATCGTCCCTCTGGTTGCGAAGGCACTTGCGACGCTTGCGGAGTAATTCCGGTTTCAGGAGGAACAGGACCATACATCTCGCCCTGAGGAAGATTGAATTGCGAAGAGACATCGTTAGTTTTTACCGTGCGCTGTTTTACGGTTTGCAAAATAACATCCGGAAGATTTTTCATTATATCCGAATCACCGATTTGAAGCTGTTCTTTGGTAGCACCCACATATCGCTCATATTGCCTATTGCCGATATCCTTATAAAGACTTCCGTCAGTAGATTGAATCCAGTCACCCGGACGAGAATTTTTCTGCGGACGGATAGATGCGGAATCGAGTTCCACGAAATCTCCGACAGCCTTAGTCCTGCCTTTTGAACCGAATGGCGTTTGTTGCGATTCGGAGGTAAGGATCTCCGGATGGAGTTCTCCGGCCGGACCCGGCCGCAGAATAGATGGCGCGGAAAAAATCGTATCGCCAATCTTAAAAACATTTTTACCTTCGCGCGCCGAAACTTTCGGATCCACTTTGCCAGCGACCGTAAATCCGCCAAGAATTCCGGTCGTAAGAATAAACCCGGGTTCGGTTCCTTTAGTAATGCGAATATCGCGAATTTCTCCATTAGAATTTGTTTCCACGTTCGCAATAAATCCTTCCACCGGAATTCCGGGCTTACGATTTTCCGAAAGGTCAATAGCGGCCTGTGTATCAAGCCATTGATTTTTCGCGGAATCAAATTCCAAAAGCGCCTGCGTGGAATCGTCTCCAGCGCGTTCCATGTCTGCCACATTTTCCCGCAAAATAAACAGTTTCTGCTCTAAATTAGCGTTTTGTGATTTTAAAACAATTAGCGGATCGTTGCCGTATCTATACACGCTTTCCTTATATCCGTTCTCCACCTCACGGTTCAAGCGCGGAAGATCCTGAAAATCTTTAACAATGGAAAGAGATTTTTCGCGTTGAAGTCCCGAAATGAGAACCTCAATATCAGACCGCTGTGATCGAGAAAATCCCGGATGGGCGTAAAGTTTTTGGTATTCAGCAATTCCGCTATCATAATCTCCCGGCGCCAATTTGCCGTCTTCGCCAAGGCGGTCCATTTTAATTCTCACTCGATCAAGCAAAAATCCGTAATCCGGGGAACTTGGTTGTTTGCGGAGGAGAAGTCCTCCAAGGTCAAAAGATGCCATATTATTTAAAAAGCTCGTTTAATTTTTTTAAAGTCGCGGGACCAACGCGGCCAAATCCTGTTGATAAGGGATCTCCAGTGGAAACTATGCCTTGCGCAGCTTGGAATTGCTGCAATGCTTTCTGAGTTGCCGGTCCGAAGTATTCAGTTTCAAATCCTACGGATCCCGGCTGGCCGGGAGCGGAAACCGCAAATCCCTGCTTATTCAAAAACTGCTGCAACGATTTCACATCCACGCCGGTTGCTCCAAAATCAAGTTGCCGCGCAAAAGGAGTTACTGGCGCCGGCGCGGGTTGGGCCGGAGATTGCTGTGGAACAGTCGAAGGAATGTTTGGAGCGACAGTTTCCGGAGGAGTTGTGGTGTGGGTATCAGGCGCGGCAGTTCCGGCTTTTTGGGTTTCCAAAAGAGTTTTTACCGCGGTTTCGGGCGGAGTAGTAACGGCCTGCTGCGGAGATTGGACAGCGGCAACGCCGGAAGCAACGGCTTTCGTAACCGCCCCCGAAATTCCCAAATCGGGATTTTCCGCCAAAAATAGTTGCGCCTGTTGGTAGATATTAGCTTGTTGCGAAGATACTACTTCAGCCGCGGCGGAAAGAAGTTTTGTGAACGGATCCTCCACATTGACGCCGGTTCCCTTCAACTCATTCAAGCGCATCACCGCCGTATTCACGTCCAATGTTTGCGCGTATTTGTTAAGAACACTTTGTGAAAACAGGTCCGCGCCGGATTGCATGGAAAGCTGTTTGCCAGTCGCAATTTGATTTTGGTAATTCAAAAGTTCCTGTCGCGCGTTCAGAGAATCGTACACCGAGCCGATGGATCGCACGTCGGAAACTGCAAGCACATTCTGGGAATTGCGAGTTTTAAAAAGATCATTCTGCTCTTTATCCAAACGTCCAAAGAATCCGGAAGCCGAACGATCTGCAACATATGTGTCTCGCGCATACGTCCAATATTCCCGAGCTGAGGCGTAAGTTATTTCTCCAATTTTTACCGCACCCATAGTCGCGCTATTGGCAATTTCTTTATTGTAGCCGTCAAGAAGCGACACCGCGTTGGAGTATCCGGATAGGCTGGAGATGGCAAAATTTTTCAAATTGTTTTCAATGCCGGCCTCGGTTTTGGAGCGGTTCAAAGATTGCAGTTGCAAATCGTAAAGGGAAACGAGTTCTTGATTTCCGGCAATAAGCGCCTTGGAGCGCTCGGCTGAAACGCGGTTGATTTGCTCGTCAAGTATGGGCGAAGTTTTATCTTTTACCGCGAACTCAGTGCGGTTTTTCATCATGTCTTTTACCGCGTCAAACTTTTTGGTTTCAGCCTCCACAAGCTGTTTTCGTATAGCGTCTTTTACAGAATCATTTGGAGACGAAGCAAGCTGATCGCGCAACCACTCAATAGTGGAATCAAGAGAAGTTATACCGGCGGCATTGTTTATAAGGCGTCCCGTGTAGTCATCCGCGAACTTCTTTTGCTCAATGCGCTGTTTGAGCGTGGCAACTTCCAGACGCATGCGCTTACGCTCTTCCGGATCATCCGATACGCGTTTTAGTTGCTCTTGCCGATACGTAAGCTGAGCGTCAAGCGGAAGATTTTCCTCGTTGACAGCAGTTTGAAAACGAAGTTCATCCTGCGCGTTTCTAATCGCGAGTTGATTGGCATAAGACCTCATCATGGTTTCCACAAAAACATCAAGTCCTTCGCCGCGTATTTCTTTTTCGCTGATTCTCTCGTAAGCCATAAAATTTAACGATTAGGAACTGGAGCCGCCCCGGCCGCTTGCTGATTTTGCGCCGCCACCGCTCCAGATTGTGAAGCCGCCGGCGCGTTACCGGGCGCGGGAGATGGAGCCTCACCGGGTTGGTTTTGACCCTCTTGCAAGCGCGGCAAAAGCGCTGGCTGGCGCGCGACTTGCGGACCCAAAATCGGATCGGACAAATCTTTTTTCATCAATTTCTTTTCCAGATGCGGCTGTTGCACTCCGACTTCGCGCATAGCCGTATCCTGTGAGATCAAACCGCTTTGGAATTTATTTATGGTATCCACAATCTGTCGGATAAGAGTGGATGGTATGTAAACTTTATTGCGGTAATCTCCGTTGATTATTTTTTTGGTTTCCGGATAGTAAAGTTCGTAAAGTTTTAAAATATTGCGATTAAGCGCGGTCAGGGCCGCGCGATACTGCTTGGATCTCGGATTCAATTTCCGTATCGTGCCTTGAAACGCTAAAGCGAGCGCCCGGCCGGAAGCGTTGGCAACTTGCGAGGAAGAGAGAAGAGCTTCGGATACGCCGGAGATTTCAATAATTGCATTGCGGCGCGACTTGGCGTAAGTGTCGGTGATGTATGGATCGCCGGTTTTTTCAAACGCATGAAGTTCCCCGTCTTCCGGCACGGAATAAATCCGCGAAAGTCCGGCAACAAGCGCTTGCATGCCTTCCACGTTTTTCCCCCAAAGGTTGACCGATGAAATCCATTTCAATAAATTCGCTAAATCATTATTGGTGCGATTATGCGACATCTGCGGATCAAGCACGTCTTCAAGATCAGATTTGCCGAATGGATGATTTGGCGTATAAGTATTTTTTACATGAAGCAGCGGAACAAATCCCCAGTTGTGAAAATAATAATCAAGCAATTTATCGTTTATAAAAATCGCAAAAATCTTGTCAGTCCAGTATTCCTCAATATCCACCATCGGCTGATTAGTGTCCGGATCGGAACGGCCAAGATTAGAAGTTTTTATGGATGCCTCGATTGTAACTCCTTTGGCGCGCGCCGCCTTGCCATAAAGCATATTGGCTTTGGTCCATGAAATTCTTGAAGAATCAATAAATCCCAAAAGCCGCTTGAATCCGCCATCGGCAAAAATCGGACGAATGGCTCCGGGATTTTCCACGTGCGCAAAGCGGATGCGCCATTGGCCGGCCGCGTCCGGAGATACCGGATTGCCGTCATCATCCACTTTTTCCATCCATGGCCCCTTAAGAAATCCGTCGCCGTAAAGCGATCCGCCCTTGGACCACGCGTCGAACTCAACCTCAAAATCATTGTCTTCCCAAACCTTCAAAACCAATTTTTCCTTGAGTTCGGCTTTTATTTCCAAAAGTTCATCGGTCGGATCATCAGTTGGACAATTCACTTCCGGAGGATCGTCGAAAACAAGAGACGAAATGTTATCCACAATCACCGCGCAATAATTGTCCGTGCGCTGGGACGCGCCCGGAGGTTCGTTTTGCGACCAATGGTCGCCCCGGTAAAAACGCTCAAGAAACGTGTATCCGGCAAACTGATAGCCAGTGGCGCCGGCTTTGGCCGCCACGCCCGATACACGCGCAGTCAAATCGTGTTTAGTGTCGTCTTTGTGTCCGATAAATTCCTTATTCAGCTCAAACTCAAATTTGAGCCGTTCCGCATCCGTAGTAAATTCTTTTTTTGAGAGTGGCATAGTCAATTATATTATACTACCAAATCCGCTTCTCTGGTATATCGATTATCCTCACAGGCACTTTTTGCCCGCTTTTCTGCGCAAATATATCCTCCACCCGATTGGCAAATGGATTAAAGTCAAATCTCGTAACCGTGTTTTTAAACATTTTCCGCTCCAAGTACCATATCCCCATTCCCAAACACATCACGTCATCCTGTTCCAATTTTTTGTCCGTTATGCCTTTTTCCGGATTGTACTGGTAATTTCCCATCTGCTCTTCCAGCTGCGTAATGTGATACCCGCGAATTGCGCCGAATTCCGGATTCAGTTCAATAACTTTATTTTCCGGATCGAGTTCGGTTTTGCGATTGCGCGTCATGGCCATCAATAAACAAAAAAGCATATCCGCCTTGTCGCCGCCGGCATTAAAATCCAAAACATCCGTCATCCCCATTTCTACCAGCATCTTTTTTATAATCACCCCGCCCATGGCGCCCGAATCGTGCAGAAATTTCGCGCCGTTCCATTCCCGCTGCAGCATACGCGCCCGAGCCAGCACCGCGAATGGACTGCCGCCCCGAATTTCTTCCCGAAAAGAAATCCGCACTTTCCGCAAATGCTTCGGAACTTTTTCATTCAAACATTCCGTATAATCCAAAACGTAAAAAACAGTCGGATCTCCGGTGTCGGCAAATCCCCAGTCGCCAATCACTAAATACTTATGTTCATACTTCGGCATTTCCGGCACATCCGCATCCCATATGCGCTCAATCAAAATTGAATCAAACATTTTTTTGCCGGTAGTCACGAACTCGCCGAACATCACCTGCCGGTACTTGGCCGGATCGGTGGATCGAATCTGCGCCGCAATCCGGTCACGTTCGACTGGACCCAAAAATATATTGTCCGAAATTTTTCCCAAAAGCGTCCACCATCCCTCCTCGCCCTTCAAGCCCAATTTCGAAATATGAAAAAAATATTGGTGCGACGGCTTATCCACTTCCGGAGTGGAAACCAAATCCAGCGGCCCGCCAAAGTCAATTAGCCGCGACATGATCTTTGCCGGCAATTCCTGCTTCAAGTGCAGCGAGTTGCCGCTCCACGCCACTCTTCCGTTCCTACGGACCATTAGTGTATGATTTTTTTCCAAAGCAAGACACGCAATGTTCCCCGAGTAAAAAACCTTTTTTACGGAAGCATGAGCAGTATTTTTAGGATGATGGTTGATACGCGGAAACTGTCCACGTTTTCTGAACTGAATCCGATAAAAATCCAGTGAACCTTTTATTTTTCTCCCCTTAATAAAACCTCCCGATCCTCCTCTGTCCGCTTTCAAAGACGGGACGAGGCCAATACGCAAACAAAGCTCCATCACATCATCGGCAAGGCCCTTGCTTGTCGTGCCGTATATACCGCAACCCTTTCCACTTTTCTTATATGAACCGTCACCGAGAATCAGTCCGTCAAAAAGAAGCCGGAGCAAACGCGGAGAAAGGTTTAGCGTCTCTCGCGGAATTCTTTTGTTTTCAGCAAGACATGGAACAAAATACTTAATAAATTCCGCGAGTTGTTTGTCAAAAACATGATATCCGACTTTGTTGTTTAAACTCCAAGAAAACCCCATCGAATCAAGCAGTTTTGGAATCACATAAAATGCCTTTCCTTTTTCAGTTTGTGAAATTGTGATTCGACCTTTCCACACCGAACCTTCCGAAATGTAAAGCCCGAGAAAAAGCAGAAAATCTTCAACTACAACTTTGCGTTCTCCACGAACATATAGTCCACTTCCGGACATCTTATTTCTATACGCGGGAATCATAAAATAAGCCGATTCACGACCGGTTGCCGTAAAAGACTGGTTCAACTTAAACTGTTTTCCGATAAGGTTCCCCGCTTCCTCAAAAGCAAACGATCCATATTGATTTGCCCCTTTGCTTTTTGCAACCAGCATCTTATGGTTCGGGGTAACAAGAAGGTCCGTAAACTGTTGTTTCTCTCCTCCGAACTGGATCATGTCGCCTTCGTACGGCTCGTTAATAACACTCTTCACTTTAACTTTTTCCACCAATCCGGTTTCAATATTTATTGACGGAACCAATTCGCCGATAGCAACATTATAAAATTTCTTCCAACCAAGATCAGTAAGAACTTCCGTGTCGTCGCTATAACATTGCGCGCACTCATCATATGAAATATACAAATACGGAGTCCCGGCAAGCGACGAGGCCTGATCTTCTCCGGTGGGAACCGCCTTATACGAAGTCCCGTTCTTAAAAAAAATCTGCCGTTTTTGAACACTGTCCGAAACATAGAAATCCGGGATGATACATTTATTATTTATCGTGTTCCCGGCAATCGTAGAGATGAGTTTCGACGCCAAAATATCCACAATATAATCAAATCCGGCTTGCGCCTGATTAGAGTGCGGACTTAAATTCAGCGTGCCGCAGCGGATTGCGGCCCATTCTTTGCCTTTGGCGCGGACTCCAACCTTATAATAATTGTACCAAACATGTTTTACCGAAGTGACAAGCGTTTTACCCCAACGGTTTGACGGCACCAGAATATTTTTTGAAAAATCCGGATTACGCGCCAACAGCTCATCAAACTCTCCGCGCGATTTCCATGTTCCAAGCAAAGCCCCCAGATCGTACGCTTGCTCGGATTGAGTGCGCGTTGTCATCCAAAGCCATAATTTCTGCCCGTCGTGCAATTTCACACCCAAAAGATTTTCCGCAAAAAATACCGGATCCTTTTTTCCGGCACGCACCTTGTCTAAAAACTCGCGTTGCTCCGGCGTCAAATCCGCAAGCAATGCTTCACGGCTCATTTTTTCTATATTAGTATGATTCCCCATGGTTCGACAAAAAATTTATTCTACGGTAGCGGCATCTTGAAACGCATGTTCGAATTTCGCTTGCTCACGCGAATCTTCACGCACTTTTCCTAAAGCATGAATTCGGGAGTCTTGGGATTTCATGGCTTTGAAAATCGAATCAGACATAATTCGCTGCTCGTAAGCGGTCAGCGAATTCGGATCGTTGCGATACTTCGTCATTAAATCTTCATAAAACTTCGCGCCCAAATTCAATGCGTAAGAAATTCCGCGCTGCGTAGCCTCTTGATTGGAAACAATATTTCCGGTAAGACGAGTTTCTTGTTCTGTTGACGGAGTCAAAGAACCCGCGGCGCGTATCCGGATGAGTCCGGCGGCGGTTTTGGTCCTTTGAAGATATGAAAACCAAGAACTCGCACTATACCCGGGGACAAGTGGTACAATTTCTTCGCGAAAAAACTTGGCGGCATTTACTTTTCCGTCATGCTCGAGTAAGTTGTTATACTTTTCGAGGATACGGACGTAGTGTATGCTGGAAGTGAATTTTGAATTCCAACGTCTCATGCGTATATTATACCATAATGCCACCAAAAACATATACCCTGTGCATAAACCACTTGCATAGATTGATTTTTTTTGCTAAAATTTATGCAGAAAAAGGTCTTTAAAAATAAATTTTTGACCGAGGGCAAATCCTCTATACTTCTTGACTTACAAAATAAGTGGTAGCACTACCACTAAACGTAAAATGAAAACTACATTAAAAAAAACTAAAAATAAATAATGAAACTGATTTATAGCGGGGGGCGCGGGCGGGGCGCACGGAAAAAACAGGACATTAAAAAAACACACCGGCGGGCGGGTTTTTTTGTTACAATAAAAAAAGAATAAGTCAATAGCAACTGTGGATAAGAGGGTTTGCAATATGTTGCAAGATATAATACTATAGAGATATGAAAGGTCGTGGGTGTGGATAACTAAAAAGCAAATAAAAAAATGAGGCAAATAGCAGAAATAAAAAATGCCGGCGTTGAAGTGTGGACGGATAAATTCGGTAACTACACACTAAAAATTGGTACGCGCGTTGCGGCCGTTGTATCCGGAGACGATACGAAACGCATCAATGAGCTTACTAACTTTTTGAAAGGACTTGAAAAATAACATGGCCAAAATCTACGAAGAAGAATTGAGCGAAGATGAAGAAATATTGGCCGAAGAATTGGGGCTCGGGGACTTTATAGAACATAAAGAAGAATCGGAAATATAGCCGTTGATCGCGCGCGTTTCACCGCAAAGGCATGAAGCGCGCGCCATTGAGCGGCAGTTATTGCAAGCGGCCGCCGTTCCTTGAAAAAAGATGAATCAAGAAGCAATTTTTGAAACCGCTAAAAAATTGGTCGCACCGTACGGCCTGAAAATACCATGACAATCTACGAAATCAAAGAGAGAACACAAAAAAGCGCGCCATACTTCTTTACAAAAAATGCCCTGAAATTTTTCGGCCAAACCATGCAAAGCTTCAAGATACATAAAATAGATGCCGAACATTACGAAATTACCGCACCCATGAAGGATAAGGACGGCCGAAACATGGGAACAACCCGCCGCGTTTTTAACGCCATTACAAATGAACTTGAAACAACCCGCCATGATTAAATACAATAAAGAAAAACGCGCCTTCATTGGCCGTATAAAATCACTGGACGGAGAAAGATGGATCGCCATTGAACATAAACTCGGCATTGACTCATCACCGCCAACCATGCAAGAAATAAACGATCTGCAAATCCGAATATATACCATGATCGGAGGAGGCATGCTCGGAGAATTCGCCATGACGCAACCCGCTGATTTTTATATTGATTTACGCGTTGGCCGCCTCCCATATCCTAACCGCCGAATATATCACGCCGTGGAAATTTTACGCGGCCTTGCGCTATATCTCGGGCTCGATCCCTCCCGCCTAAAAAAGCCGGAATTTCGCGGCTGGTGGATCACATAAATAAAAAAAGTGTAAAATTACCCGCACGCGCTACAAGCGCATGCGTCAAAAACACCCGCTAATAGCTTGCACGGGTTTTTTTGTTACCGCCGCCGCAAGCTACCGGCCGGAGGGATCGCCGCGGCCGAACGCGCCGCCCGATCCCGCCACTCCGCCACGCCGTTTTTACCCCCAAATCCACTCCGACACAACAGAACACCAAGCGAAATTTTTGATTCATCTTTTTCCACAATCGCCACAAAATAGTACATCCCGTATTGCGCTGAAATCCATTCTACGCAATACGGGGCTGACTATTGCAAGCGGCCAGTACCTTAACAACAACATGAAAATCCAACTCAAAGAAGCAACCGCAGACCTCACGAAACTTCTCAAAAGAGCAAAAATCCGCCTTGATGATTGGTACACCCAAACCGACAAAATCAATGAAGCCATACAGGAAGTAGGACTTGTGATCTGTCTTGATTGGCACTGTACGGAAATGGAAGGCCTTATAGAAGTTTCCTACTATTCCAACAAAATCTATCGCCGCATAATCATTGATTCGGATTC